GATACTGCAGAAGCAATTGCAACCCGTCTTGGTGCAACAATTAATTCTCAGACAAAGCGTGCTCGTGTTATTGCAACACCTGAAGCAGGTAAGCTTACACTTGAGGCAATGCCGTACGATGATGACGATTCTAACGACACGATAAATGTTGCAGCTAAAGTTCGCTTTAATGCAAACATCTATTTCACGGATCCTGATGCAGCAGGCTTTGCTTCTCGCAATAAGTATTCACTGATTTCTGCAGGAACTGATCCTGTGATCAAGAAGACTCCTGGAGTTCAGTATCCGGCTTCTGCTAAACTCGTTCGTGATCATGAATCTCAAGCAATGGGTTATGAAGGAATTCTTAACCGCGGCGCTTGTACATGGCCGATCATTAAGCCTGCAATGGTTGCGGATATTACAAACCAGTACAATGCGATTACTCTCGAGTTTGAGAATATGTATCGTGCTGCTGATGATATCTTCCGTAAGACAAAGCAGACCGTAGAAATCTTCGCTACAGAAGATACTACAGGTATATTTGGTCAGCTGAAGACAATTTACGATTACGCTACTAACACAAATCATGTGATCGAAGTTCCCAATAGCGCAGGTTATCGCGGAGCATAATTAAACACATAAAGCTAGGGTGGGCCATCGCCCATTCTGGCTTTTATTTTTTTAAATATATTGCAATATGAATAATATAAGAATAGGTAATGATATTAGGTTGAACTTAACATTAAGGGGCCCTTAGGATTATGATCAGTCTAATATCAAACAAATCAAGTGTTTTTTGATAAACGAAGCTTGTGGAGATTTTGGGTGTGGAGGTTGCTGTGAAAGCGGTCCTTGTCCGATTGATCGTAGATTCCCAAGGGAACCGTTTCCTCAATTCTATACACCTACTCGATATACACTTCACTCGTGCGGAAAGCCACAGTACTATGCTGATCCTTGGAATATAAAACGTCATTATAGTAATTTTGATATGGGTTTTCATAACTATCACTGGTGGCCAGAGTATCATGGATTCGGCATATATCCTGGACACTTTGTTGATCCTTGTCATCATCACGGATGCTGCCACGACGATCATCGTTGTTGCGGTGGATGTGATATAATTCATGGACACAGACCAATGCACAAATCGATGGATATTTTCAGGATTGCTGGTAATCATCATTGTCCGCACCATCATTGTGAACCGCATTGTTGTGGTAGAGATTGTACATATCACGCACCATGTTTGATTTTAGAGGGTAAAAACAGAGTATCTTGTTATTTTCCTGCACAAGATCAAACGATGTGTGGAACGTATAAACTTGTTGTAGTATTGGTTGTTTATGAACCAGGTTGGGGTAAGTCTAACTTACATACGTACACTATTGATTACGGTACTGTATTTAATCTTGTAGATGACGAAACCGGTATGAGTGGCGATCTTACTATCGATGTAGATTATAATAAGGTTATAGGTCGTGAAGTTACTAAGATTGTAGTAACAAATCCAGCGTTGACAGTAAATTCTAACGACACACTGGTTATTGGTGAAAATGATATTACAGGGACTCTTTACGAAATATCTACTATTGTTTCTGATAATGTTGTAAAGATATACAACCCGAAAGATTGGCAGTATGATAAACTGGAGTTTATTAGCGATAATGAAGACGTTCTTACAATAAACGAAAACGGTAAAATTACAACAAAAGAAGTAGAAGTTGATACTACGGTAAAAGTTACTGTACGAAACAGCGTTAACCCAGACGTAATGTACGAATTTTATGTTTTAATAAAAACAAATAAAACTATGGTATCTGAAATTAAAGTATTTCCTGCCGCACAAAAGATACGGAAAGGCGAATCTGCTAAATTTACAGTATGGGTTCGTGGTAATAAATTAACAGGTGGATTTAAAATATATACAAAATGAAAGAAGTAAACGCAAATATAATTTATACAAAGGTTTCTCCTACAGAATATATCGGAGAATTCACTGTAAATCCAGAAGAGACTACTGATTACGAACTCAGGGCAATCGATGATGAAAATGTTGTAGAAAAGTGTGAAGTACAAGTAGAACAAGAAGTTCTTCCAGCATTTGCTGCACGTTTTGGTAACGGATACGGTGTAATTGACGTACAAGGTGACTCAGATGTAAACTTGGCAGAACAAAGTTCTTATTTCGTAATAGGTTTAAACTTTGAAGATAATGTTTCTCGCAAAGTAAATTATACAATTTTTACACAACCTGAATCTGGTGAAATGGAAGAAGTTGAGACTGGATATTTTATGTCAAACGTTCCAGATGACGAAATGTGTGCACCTCAGGTAAGTTTTACAGGTTATGACAAGGTTGTTGTAATGTTTACTGATGTAGACTTTAAATTCTATGTCAATTATACTGGTGGTAAACCAACACCTCCGTTCGAAGACGAATTCAAAATATACGTAAATAATAGTTTAGCCGAAGATATGGGTCGCTATACTTCAAATGATGGAGGTTTGTTTGAATTACGTGCTACATCAAAATATCATACAGTAAGTAAACTTAATTATGTAGTATTGAAACCCGTAGGTACTGGAGTAATTGTATACGAACCAATATCACAAGGCGCAATGCTGGTAGATAATGAATCTCAAGTGGCTATAGAAAGTCCGGATTGGGATGGTTATAATCAAGTAAAAGTTGAAGTTGCTGGGAATATATCGTTCTTTGTTAACAAAGTGGAACAGCCTTGACATTATGGAAATATTAGTAAAACGTATAGCCAAGCGTAATACATATACTATAGGTAAATTATATATAAATGGTAAATATTTTTGTGATACAATAGAGGATAAAGATAGAGGGTTGAAACAAACAGACTCTTTATTAAAGATAAAAGCGACAAAAGTAATGCATGAAACTGCTATTCCTACTGGTACATATAAAGTAGATATGAATACGGTTTCTCCAAAATACTCAATGCCTAAGTATAAATACGTTAAAGCTTTTGGCTCAAAAATGCCAAGATTGATAGACGTACCAGGTTATTCTGGAGTACTCATACACGCAGGTAATACAGCAGCAGATTCTTCTGGCTGTATACTTGTTGGTGAAAATAAAGTTGTTGGGAAGGTTATAAATTCTCAAGCTACTTGGACAAGACTAATGAAGATTTTATTAACCGACAAAAATAATATAAAAATAACAATTTAGTAATATGTAGGTAGCACATTCTATAGCGCATATGTTTAATTCGATTTCTGGAGAAACATTGTTTGGTAAAATAATTACTGCCGCAGGTTCATTGGCTGTCGCTTACATTTCTCCTATAGTTGGATTACTTGTTGCATGTTTCGCAACGTCTATGATAGATATGTATTATGGAATAAAAGTTGCTAGGAAATACAAAAAGAAAATCACTAGTGGAAAGACGTGGAAAGGCACCTTACATAAAATAAAAGATGAATTTGCTATTTTATTGCTTGCCAGATTAATTGAACATACAGTATTAGGAATAGATAATACGTTTATATTAACTGGTGGCGCTGCTGTAATTATCACATTAACCGAAATGTGGTCTATTCTTGAAAACTTAAATACGCTTAATCCGGATGGGCCGTGGAAATCGTTAGGTAAGTTTTTGAAGAAAAAAGGCGAAGATTTTGTCGGAATAGAATTAAAACATAAAGATAATGAACATACTGACGATAATACGAACACTGATAAAGAATCGTAAAATCGCCGCTAAGGCCATTTTAACGCTCTCTGTTGCGTTTTTACTGATTTGGGGGGTAACTCTAAACAAAAAGAATAAAATGCTTACAGAGAGCCTAGAAATGGCTCAAAACAACATTGAGGCCTATTAGGG